GGTTCGGCTACTGCCACAATGACAAAAACGGCGACGGATACGGCAACGCGGACCTCGACGGATACGGCAACGCGGACCTCGACCGATACGAAGACCGCCACGACAACCCAGACGCAGACCCCGACGGCTTCGGCTACAGTCACGTCTACGTCCACGGCAACTCCAACTAGCACTTCCACTGCGTCTGCGAGTGCAAGCGCGACTGGAACCCAATAAGGAGGCAACATGCAGTTTGAAGAAGCATTACGAAAGCACTTCAAGTTTCTTAGCAGTACCGCACACGACAACCTGCCGGCCTTGGCCGTTTCAAGATGGAATTGGGGACCGCCTGGAGATCATGGCCGGCGGTCCCTGGCGAAAATGCTCGCTGACATGAAGTGTCGTTTCGGTGTCGAAGTTGGTACGAACCACGGAGATTCTGCGGAGTTTTTCTTGAAAGCATCGCCGAAACTGCATTTGGTCTGCGTTGACCCTTATGTGGCTTACAATGCGCGGCACGATCAGAAAGAACGCGATGCCTGCTACCTAGATGCACTGGAGCGATTGAAGCCATACAACGCCCAGATCATTCGCGAATCGAGCACGGATGCAGTTGACGGCTTTGAAGACAGATCGCTGGATTTCGTCAACATCGACGGCAACCACGAGTTCGATTACGTGATGCAAGACCTGATCCGCTGGGCTCCGAAAGTGCGCGGAGGTGGAGTAATCATGCTGCACGATTACTGCATCATGTGGCGTGGCGGCGTGATGGCGGCGGTGGATGCTTACACGTCTGCGCATCGAGTAACTCAGTGGTACGTTACGAAAGATAAGGCACCAACGGCCTTCTGGGAAAGGGGCAAGGCGTTAGTGCGATGAAAGTAGAGGTCCACACCATCCGCTACGGATCGCCGGACTGGTTGCTCGCCTGCGCCCCGACGCTGGATTCATGGACGCAGCGGAACGGGTATCCTTTGCGGACCTGGACGATGGAGGACAACAAGCCAGAATATCCGTGCCTCAAGTTTTGCGAAATTGACATGTGGCGGCAGTTCCTTGACGGGGACTCGGACTGGTGCATGTACGTTGACGGAGATATGTACGTCAGGCACGACGCGCCGTCACTGGACTTTTTGGGAACTGAATCACGAGCGTACTTTCTACGAGCGCCGCGAAGAACAAACGGGCGATTCCCGTGGTGGGGCAGAAAGTATGGCGTGAAAAACATCAACGAGATTGCACGGGAATGGGGATTCCGCAACGCCGGTTGGTGGGTAATAGACAGAGTATCCGCTGAGAAACTATTACGCGTCGTATCGCCGCCTTACATCGAAGCAACATTGGAGGAATGCCAGTTGAACTACTGGCTGTTTAAGGCGACAGAAGAACATGGACTGCAAGTAGAGTCGCCACCGCGTGGATGGGTCAATTACTACTGGCTAGAGAACCCGTCCTGGATGTGGCACATTGGGCACCAGAACGGCAAGATGGACGCACTGAGACGACTCAAAAAAAGGGGGAAGGTGTAGTGGTGTCCGGATTCATGGTTGTCGCCGTGGTAGGACTGGCCAGATCCGGAACAAGTTGCGTGGCCGGCATCCTGCATCACTTAGGGGTTTGCATGGGCCATCGGTTGCGGCCAGCTGACGAATGCAATCCAAGGGGGTACTTCGAGGATCACGACAATCTGCGATGGTCGCTAAATCAGCGACTCAGTTCGCCGACGTGCGTGAAGTTGTTCAGGAGGTATGGGATACGTCGCTACCGCCAGTACGGCGAGACGATCATGGGAATTAAGGTTGGGAGACTGTGTGTTCAGGTACATGAACTAGCAGAGGCGTTCCCGCGATTGAAACTGATTGTCACTGAACGCTGTATGGAGGAAGTTGTTGTTTCACAAATCCGAAGTAAGATGTGGCCGCACTTGACGCGGAAGCATCTGCACGCAAGGGCAATCAAGTACCGCAGAGAACGGGACGCGGCCATCGAGTCGTTTCACGTTGACGCCCTGCGTGTGAGGTACGACGAAACCTTGTTCGATCCGGCGAGTACCATACGACGCATCGTGGAGTTCATTGAAATTACGCCATCGCCGGACGCGATAGAGACAGCCAGAAAGTTCGTGGCCCAAGAGCTACGCCACTTTGTAGGAAATGCGTCATGAAACTATCGATAATCGCTCCAGTGCTGAACAGCCATGAAGCCCTACGGCGGCAGATGCTGTTTTGGAACCAGAGCGGGATCCCGCCACGCGATACCGAGATCATCATCATGGACGACGGTAGCGATCCGCCGCTGGAAAGCATCGTGTCCTGGCCGTGGCAAGGATCCGTGCGGATCGTTCCAACCAATGACTTCAGGCCCTGGACATGGGCCTTGGCTCGCAACGCGGGGGCAAGATTGGCCAGCGGCAAAACGTTGTTGATGTTCGATTTGGATCACATCATCACGCGGCAGATCGTGGAGTTCGTTCTTGAGAACGACATGCCTCGCATCCACTTCATTCGGCGGTTCGGCGTGCTGGACGCTGACGGGAATCTATTGACTGACAGGCCGACGTTGGAGGCGTATGGCTTGACAGACCAACGTTCGCGCATCGAATCGCACCACAACAGCTTCGCTATGCAGAAGAAACTGTTCTGGAAACTTGGCGGCTATCGCGAAGACCTGATCGGGCGACCGTACCCTCAAGGCGAAGACAGCGATTTCTACAACAGATGGAAAGCCTACGCGGAGGAATGCGATGTGTCGTCGCTCGAAGGTCCGACCATGTACATGTTCCCAACGGGGCGGTTCTGTGGCGACGTTGACCATGATGAGCAAAGACTGTTTCATACGCTGAGCCGAAAGAGTACGAACAACTACTGGTGGAACCAACAAAGGAAAGATGAATGTCAGAAGGATTTGCATCCGATCTCTCGATAATCATCCCAGGACGAAACGAGGAATGGCACGCCCAGACCGTGGAGGACGTGATTTCCAAATGTCACGTCGATACGGAAGTGATTTGCATCCTCGACGGAGGCTGGCCGCCGAATCGTGGAATTCAGGACCATCCGCGAGTCAAGATCGTTAAGACTACAACTGCAATCGGCCAGCGTGGGGCAACGAACCTCGGTGCTCAAATGAGCAGGGCCAAGTACATCATGAAACTGGATGCACACTGTAAAGTAGACGACGGGTTCGATGTAAAACTGATCGAGGCAATGCAGCCGGACTGGACGATGATTCCTCAGATGTACCGATTGCATGCCTTCGATTGGACTTGCAATAACTGCGGATGGGGCCAATATCAAGGTAGCAAGCCGGACAAGTGCCCTGAGTGTGGCGAGGATGACTTCTACAAGAAGCTGATTTGGGAACCAAAATGGAAGGTCGGCCCGACAATTTCCTGGAGGTTCGACAGTTCGCTTCACTTCCAATACTGGAACGACCACGGACGTCGTAGAGACGTAAGGCGGCAAGCACGCCGTCGAGGCGTTGTCGAGACGATGAGTTGCGTCGGGTGCGTTTTCATGATGGAACGCGAGCGATTCCTTGCTCTTGGTGGAATGGATGAGGGCCACGGCTCCTGGGGGCAGTACGGAACCGAACTGGCTTGCAAGGCATGGCTGTCAGGCGGGAAGATGGTCACGAACACAAGGACGTGGATCGCTCATCTGTTCCGCACCGGAAACTTTTCAGCCAATGGAGAATCGACGTTCCCCTACCCGCTGAGCGGACAGGAACAAGAGGCGGCCAGAACGCACTCTAGAGACTTGTGGCTCAATGATAAATGGCCCCTAGCGACTCGGCCGCTGTCATGGTTGGTTGATTACTTCAAGCCCGTACCTGATTGGCACTAATAAGCATGGCCAACATCAAAGAACAACCACACAGCAAACAGACGATCTGCGAACTACACCGGAGGATGTATCGGGAGCTTGTTCGTCGCAACCCGAATGATCCGCTGATACTCGTTCTGGAGCAGGCATTTCAGTACGCGAAAAAGATGGGCAACAGGTTGCGCCAGCACAGAAACAACTACGACGACGGATGGTACGAAACGCATAAGTACGACGGTGGAGAGTTACACGAACCTGATCCGACTTCACGATAATGCCACGTAAAACGCTCGACATTTTGTTCCCATCAGCCGGCGTTGCGCGGCGCCTTGGCCTTTACATGACCGGGGCATCGGGGCGCGGTCCGTATCCGACGCCTTGGGCAATGAACGTCCGCCTTGAGGACAGTCTGACGAGTCGCCTGCGCGGTGGATCATTCACCGGCCGGGTTGCCGTGGCGAAGTCCAGACCTGTCTATCGGGACCGGGCCACGACTTTCAGCGGCCGAGTCATTCTGGCCAGCAGACAGGGCAACGCTTCCGACACGACTATGAGTGCGGACGTTTCCGACCAGATGCGGCCGATCGTCTTTCAGTTGGCCCTCGCAGATGAACAGGGACCGACGGTAATTGCCATCGTCCCGCACAAGGACGCCTACCTGCTTTGCTTCTCGGCTAGCACGGTCTGGGTCTTATCCGGCGACCCTGCGACAGGTTCCTTGCGCCGTGTTTCCGATCAGGTGGGCATAATCGGTCCCAGCGCCTGGTGCATAGCCCATGACACGGTGTACTTCATGTCGTCCCGCGGGCTGTACTCCGTTGGCGCCGATGGGTCAGGGTTGAAAGCGGTTTCCGAGGACCGGCTGCCCGAAGACCTTATCGGAGTCAGCGACACTTCCTGCGTGCTGGACTACTACCATGCCGACCGTGGCGTCTACATCACCACGACCGGGCAGGATTGGTTCTACGACACGGAACGAGATGGATTCTGGCCGTACACGGTGGACTCCACAGATTCCCACGTCTTGCTAGGGCCTTTCCGGTTGGGCCAAGCAAACGCCTACGGACGCATCGAGAACCTACACGGGACGATGGCCGCCGGGAGCGCCGACGTGACGTGGCGGATTGTGCCCGGGGATACGGCCGAGTCGGCTGCTGCAAACGGAAAGGCAGCGATCACGGCTGACCTGGCAGGCACGTCCTATTCGGAATACATCCATGCCGTGGGAACATTCGTCGCCGGCAGGTCGCACATGGCCTATCCACGGACCCGTGCAGTGTGGTGCTGCCTTTGGCTTCGCTCCGAGGGAACATGGGCCTACGAGGCGGTGGCGATGACCGCAATGCTTTCGGGAGGATGGAGATGACTGTCCCAATTTTTAACCCGCAAGATCCTGGGCAGACCGAACTCCTGATGGGACTTCAGGTCAGCCCGTGGAATATGAACTGGTGGACGCAGCAGACGATCACCAATATCAGCGGATTTGACGCCTCGTATGGCTGGCTACTGTCTCAGGGGTGGAATGTAGTCGGGGCACCGGCCTTTGATAACACGACAACCCCACCAACGCCGTTTTACACGATGTCGCGGTGGGGACTTAACAACTGGGCCGTCCTGCAGAGCCTGCTTACTGAGTACGAGACGGAAGCGAACGAGGCGATCTGGGCAAACGCAGTGCGCTACAACGATGTTGTGCGTTCCTGGGAGAACATGATTGCTTCCAGTCATGTCCAATGGGATTTAGAGATAACGGAACGCAATACGCAGGCGACGCTGTTCCTGGGAAACCTCGACACGTA